CAAATCTCAAACGCATCAATCTTAATCATTACTATTCTCCTTTGCTAAGCCGTGATTTTTAAGATACCTGACCATGTACTGGCACTCTGCCCAGTGTTCGCATGTTACGACGATCTCGGGGTCGATGGGCCTCATTCCTCTAATGGTATTCGGCTCAAACCTCATGCAGCCGTCATGGCAGTAATCCTCAAGTTTAAGAGTTATCATTCATATCCTCCAATCTTGCCTGCAGCATCGAAACATCATTCTTAAGCTTCTCTACGTCTTCGATTACAGATTTGTCGTGATCCAGGATCTTATTACTTGTGTCTATAACGTTATCGACGTGATCGAGAACTTTCTTAACTTCATCTGCTGTTTGCGCAAGCTCCGCCCTTGTCCCTTTATAGAGATCTTCTAAAATACCAACGTAGTGTTTATACCCATCTACGCTGTGCAGAAGCTTCGAGCACTCCAAAAGGGCAAAACCTGCTGCGCAAAGAGATACTAAAATCCCAACAACTAAGACTAAAAGTTCAAATGTCGTCATTCTCATCCTCCTCTATGCCGTTTCTGCGTATTGTTACTTCTGCATCGCTAAACATCATTCTATACACATCATCAATTTCATCAGCAATAGTACTTGCAGCACGGCTTTGTGCATAGTAGATCTCTTGAAGCTTAGTGTTAGTTTCACCAAGCTGCTTAGCAATCGATATAAGGTTACTGCTGATACGCCACAGAGCAATCATGGCAAGCATAAGAACAAAGAAAAGCATTACTACTGCTAAGCAGATCCATCCTTTATCAGTCATCTTTTTCTCCTTTCTTTTCCCTTTTGATGGTGTACTCCAATTCTGGATCGTCGTAGTATTCCATCATCAGTGCCTTAACGAGAATCAATGCAGCATCTAAAGACATATATCTTGCCACGTCAATATTTCCACTTGACACCTTGTATAAATCACATCCCATCAGTTTCTCCTTTCTAAATATGTCGCCATACCGGGACGCCGCAATCATGATCTTTATCGTCTTTAAAATAGTTTTCGTTTGACTTTAATGGTCTTTCTTCTGGCAACTTTCTCAAAAACGATACATCATAGCAGTGGTATCCTTTGCATTTTGGGCAAATAACTCCAAATGGAACAGGTTTGTGCTTATCGCCATTGTTCCTTTCAAGTGTGTTTTCCAGGAAGATTATTCCATGCCAGCCGCAATCTTCGCACCGGTACATCATGTACGCCCAGACCATTATCGTTTTCGGATGGTTATCAAACTTTCCAGAAGCTATTTGCCTTTTCAACTTTCTAAATCCCATACAATCACCCCGTGCAGAAATACATGAGCACACCATTAGGCGCTAGTAGAGGTTCGCCATATGTGCCAGTGCCTTGCTTAAACTCAGCCTGAAATATCACGTTTGGAGGGAGCTGGCTTCCGTTTGTAAGCAGGAACTTAGCGACTTCTATGGTTTCTTCCCCTGGCTCTTTCTCAAAATTTCCATCAACCGTGCAGGAATACTGCAAAGGGTTATTCTGATAGATAACTCCTTCCAAAGTATCAGGAAAACGAGAGTCCGCGACCCTGTTAAGAGCCACGGACCCAACGTAAGTTTTCATTTGGCGATCGCATCCTTCTACTTCGCCGCAGATAAGATGTGAAAGCAAATATAAATCTTCCTCGCTGTACGGCGCTTCAGTTTCAGTTTCCGCCTCTGTCTCCTCTACCGTTTTGCCATACACGATCTGAGGCCTGATAACGTTTCTATGAGCGTCTGCAAATATCAATACGCACCAGATCGCAATAAGGATCAGCGCTACTACCAAATTCTTAACTTTTCTATTCATTAGCTCTCCTTTCGGGGCATAGGCGTAACCTTATCACTTCTATTCTTCTTTCTCGCCTCATAATCTCTGCTGAACGCGCCGATTACAGAAAGAAGGGCAATCGCAAGGATGCCGAATGTAACGGCTGCTACAAAAGCAATAAATCCAATCTTAATTCCAAGCAGTATCATAAAACCTCCTTAGTGCGTGATCTTGTTTGCAAGGGACGCGTAGATGTTAGAGACATCGTCAAGTCTTGACTTATAGCGGGTGGTGAGATTGTCAAGCTCATCGTTGAACCTCTCCTCGCCGTCGTTCTCAAGCTTGTCGATAAGATCGTCTGCAGCATCCTCGATCTTGTCCTTCATCTCCTTCTGATAATCGCTAAGATCTCCGATCAGGGAATCCTTCTCCCGACGAATATCATTAAGATACTCAGTCTTAGCATCCTTTGCCGCTTTCTCGATAACTGTCTTGTGGGCCTCGTCAATGCTCACACCGGCAACCTGCTCTGTAAGCTTCTGCTCAATCTCAGGCTCCAGCGCCTTGACCTTTGCGGAAATATCATTCTTGATCTTAAGGATCGCCTCTGCCTTGATGCCATCCACGGTCTCCTGAACCTTTGTCGGGATGACCCTGTCAAGCTTCCTCTCTGCCATAGCCGACACAACTTCGTCGATGAGCTTATCTGAGATCTCGAAGGTTGTCCTTGACTCGATGTCGTCAAATGTCGCGCCAAGTCTCTTGCAGAGCTTGGAAACCTTGAGAAGCGATACTCCTCCAAGAACCATAGATGTGATAACGCCGCCGCCCATGAGCATTTCTTTGTTTGTCATAATGTTTCTCCTTTCAGTTTTTCATTAAGATAAAAGTTCATTTGATCCCAAATACTGCAAAGCCTCTGGTCTTTCTTTGGATGGAGCAAAGGAAACAGTCCTCCGTTTCCGTTTGCCTCATACGATCTTGAAAGCCATGCTTTAACAACTCCTTCAACAAGATCTTCCCTGTAGACCTTATCTGTTGCCGGGTAAAGCCCAAGGTTTGAAATCATCTCCCAAAACCACTTCTCAGGCTTCTCTTCTCCCGGCTCTGCCATGATGTCCTCTTCAATCCTTATAGACAGCGCCACGAGCATCTCCAAAATGCTGCACGGCTCTAGCCTGTCAGAATATAAAAGGTAGTCTCCGGTCTCGTTTGCGTATCTGTCTCTTAAAAACATTCCATCCTTTGCCCTGTTGGCATCGGTCGGAATCTTGAAAGACCACGTAAACGGGGTATCAAAAAGATAAGCAAGAAGACGTCTATGCCGAACTGCCCCCTCGCTTATCTTGTCTGTAAGATAGTTTAAGTATTCCTCTCTGTTCATTTAACCTCCGTAATCTTCCGACAGAGAGCCTACTACTTTAATGATGTGATAGTCACACTTTCGATCGAAGTTCCGGACGAAAATCTCACGCTCCAGATTGTTCACGTCGGCAAATCCGTACTTGATAAGAGCGTTGCCGATCGAGTCGGCTACCTCGTCCGTGTCAACTATATCATCGTAAGTCCCTCCTTCCGGAATTAGCGTATCGTCTTCTGTGTAGTAATAAAGGACCCGGGTAGAATATCCATCCTGACCGAACATCGCTGCTCTGATCAGCTTTGGAGGCTGAGGCTCGTGTTTGACCGGCTCTTCCTCTTCTCTTGGATGCTCTGATTCCGCAGGATCCTCTGTTTGGTAGTAAGATGTGTAATCTGTAGCAAACGATCCCTGCCGCTTTTCAGGCTTCTTCTGCTCTTTCTCAATAGCCAGCTGATAGTACTCGTTCTGCGCTTTAAAAAAAGTCTCGATGCCCTTTTCTAGTTCGTGGAGCTTTTCTTCTGCCTCTGGAGAAATATCATCTTCCGTATCGCCAGAAGTGGTTTTGTAGGCCTTGTCGAGCTCGTTCTGATAGTATTCGTCCATCTTCTTAAGCTCTTCGTCGGACTTCTTCAAAACCTCCACGTACTTCTTCTTAAAGAAGAATGCAGAAACGCCGGCTCCAACGCCAGCGCCTGCTAAAAATATCAATGCGTACTTTAATGCGCTCATATTGAATCCTCCATCTTCTGCCTTACCAAGCCCTCCTCAGGCCTAATCTGCCAGGTCTTCCGCTTGCAGTAGGCAACACCATCAATAAATCCTTCCCTATACGAGTCGTATTCTCCCGGAGCGTCCGGAGCGTCATCGATACCGTCACAGTACCCCTGCTTATAGGCTCGCCTGATCTGCTGCTCTATAGCGCCCCTGATCGAGCGGAAATGCTTCCCGGACAGAATCTCGTCTATCCTGTCCATAGATTCCTCAACGCAGCGATCCTTCTTGCTCTTATTCTCATCGAAATCGCTCTGCTTAAATTCAAAGGTGTCTTCCATCTCAAACTCTATCCTGATCGGCTCATCGGGGACTGTTGCCTTCTTGGATCCTCTTTCCAAAATATTATCTAAGAACTCCTTCTTAAGCTCTTCTGGTGATATATACTCAAAACGATGCTCCTTTTCGTTATACCTGATCATTTAAGTTCTCCTTTCTTAAATATCAATAGGTCGCCCAACCGATCCTGCCGGTGATTGGCTTCGGGTCAATGTTAAAATCAATAAGGAATATCGGCTCAAGGCCGTTCACAAACCATCTGGACGCAGCATCGTGCACGTTGAATATGCCAAAGTCCACGTGATTTGTGGTTCCGTCGGGATTGTCCCTGATAATCCCCATAACCCTTCCTGCGTCTGTTGGCGGATACCCAAGCTCGTCATACATGTCGTTTAAGAATATATGACCGTTCTGCTGAAGCTTCTGGTCAAGGAAGTTCTGCTTGCCAAGAAGCCACATCTTGTTATACTCAGGATCGTCCCTCCATGCCGGATTAAGTTCATCAAAGAACCTCGAATACGGATTGCATTTAGACCTCTCTGTCTGCTTATCTGAAGGATCTGTGAGCCCCGTTGACTGAGCTTTCTTGATCTTTTCTGTCTTGAAGCCCTCTTCCAAATCGTTAAACTTCTCCTCGCCGAGCTGCTCTTTGTAGAACTTCATCTTGTCGTTGTACTTCATAAGCAGCGCGTTATACGCAGCACCCATACCGACAAACAGATTCTTGTAGTCGCACATCGCTCCCGCAAAGCACGCGATAGAAACTCCGGTAAAGAGTGCAGGAAGTGCGTAGTTCTTTCCAAGATCGATCACATAGTCTACCTTGACTTTTCGAATATCATTCTTCTCGTCAGCCTCTGTATACTCTTCCGGCTCGATCTTTCCTTCCTTCACCATCTGCTTTACTTCGTTGACGCTATCGAGCCCCTTGTTTTTCTTCTCAAGTATGTCTGCGCTCTTTAATGCAGCCTTGTGAGTCGTATACAGAGCCGCTCCAAGTGACGCAACACCAAATATAAACTTAATCTCAGGAGAATACTTCTTAGTTGTAAGAAGAATGTGTCCTGCAATACTAGATAATCCCATTCTTATACTCCTTTCAGTTAATGCGAACAGGCTTCGGGAACTTCACCCACCAGCCCCTGGCTACGTGTTCAATCGGTACATGATCGAGATTTGTCCATCCCCAGTTGTTATCCGGGAATTCGCTCTCGATCTGCGCTCCAAGCTCCTCGTCGATAGTCGTGACGTAGTCATACATCTCAAGTACTGACACGCCTCCCTCGCCATACCTTCGAAGGTCGCTTTTAAGATTGTTTAAAAGCTCGACCGCTCTCCTTCTGCCGCTTCCAGAGTCTCCAGGGTCGTCTCTAAATACAATCCGATCCCAGTGAACCTTCGCTTTTTCAGCCGGAGCTACGGGTTGCCTGTAGTTATCCTTGTAATAATTGTCATACGATGCCTTATGCCCCGGGCCTTTGGAATATCCGCTGTAGTAAGCGCTGCTTGCCTCGTCTCCGTAGATTGCTTTCTGGATTCCCGAGATGAACATGTCAGCAAGAATATCTTTTGCCTTCGGGATCATGACTTCGTTGACAACCGACGATGCCACCGTCTTCAAATCGTTCTCAAACAAAGCGTTGACGATTCTTGTGCTCAGCGGCTCTTTATAGTACTCGATAAGCCCCTCCACTTTTTTCTTTGGCTCTTTTGTTGCCAAAGAGGCGAGGCGATCGGCTTCCTTCTTAATCTGATCGTCTAACATAGATTTCTCCTTTGAAAAAAATAGAGAGCCAATCTTTAGATTGACCCTCTAGTTTCGAGTTACTTAAACCGTTTCAGATCTCGGATTCCTCATTATGGAATTCACTCTGAAAAGTCGTTGTCTCCTGCGGACGCGTATACGTCTGCTGGTTGTTCTGCCATGCTTCGAACTTGGCTTTCCGTCTCTTTGACGTAGCCTTGTCGATGACAAGAAGTCCTCCGACGACAGCGCCGAACGCAGCTGCAACACCTTCGATCACTCGACCGGTGGTTTTCAGCCACTTCGGAACTCCCGTCTTCTCCTTCTTTTCATCGGAAGCCTTCGCCTCCGGATTCGGAGCTTCGTTCTGCTGGTTTTCAGATCCAACTTCCTTATACTCTGCCTCTGCAACAACTTTATTCTTCTCTTCTGCCATGATAATTCTCCTTTCGTCTTTAGGCAGTTTATAGTTCCTCATTAGAGGAGCTAATTTTTCTGCGAATCCTTGTATTTGAACTTAACCGGTCTGTGAGAATATGAATTTACCGGATTATCCAGGCACTCAAAACAAGGATCGTCCTTCTCGGACAGTTTGCTGAATGCGCAAAGCTCACAATACTTGTGAAACTCTACGATCTTGTCAGGATTAAGTTCTCCCATTTTCCCTCCTTAGTAATATCTTGCTCTCGGGCTGCTGTAGGACGAATACGCCAAAACAGGCTTTGTGTAAAAGTCCATAATGTACCCGGGCTCTTTGGTTCCATCTGCAGCCTCATACTCGAACGTGTTATTAAGATTCACGCTGATCTCATCGTGCTCTGTTGCTTTCCATACAAATAGATCTGCAAATCCGCATCTGGACAGCCCGAAATCATCGAAAATATCAGTCATTCGAACTTCATAGTCTTCCCAGCCCTTAGCCTTTGCTTCTCTCAAAGCGCAGCTCCAGTTGTTGACTATAAGCTCCACGTAGTCTTTTGTTGCCCTGAAGGTCTTGCCTGTCATAGGCTCTCTGAAAATATAAGTGCCATGTCCGGTGTTCTCGACCTCGGTCATAACAACAGGCCTCTCGCTTGCCCTATTCTGCATGACTTTTCGATCGATCTCATCTGCCGTCTCTTTTCCAACAACCTCTTCTGTTGCCTTCTTCGTATCCTCTCTAAGAGTCGAAGCAACGGCCAGTGCCTCAGCGAGCTTTACGATCTTCTCTCCGGTCCTTTTGTGGTTAAGGATCGCAGATCCCCACGCAACGGCTACGGCCATCATGGTTCGGCCTGCCACCGGCACTATAGCCTTTGCCGTCTCAAGATTGCTTGCTCCCTCTTCTTTTTTCTCTCTTAAAATCTTCTCGCACTTGGGTCCGTCCTTAAGTGCAAACACCACTGCCGCTCCCGTTGCCAAGATCGTGACTGTGGTTAGAATTGTCGAATCATGCTTATCCCAGATTCGAAGTGCCGGAGCTGCCGCTCTCTTTGCCAGTGCTATTACGTTCATACGTAGCCTCCTTTACATTTGAAAAAAATAAGGAGAGCCTATCTTTTCGATAAGCCCTCCGGTCTCTTAGGCGGTGAATCCCTTCACCACAACATCAACAGTTTCATCCTCCTTTCTGTTTTCCTTTTTGTTAAACCAGCGCCAGGCCTTCTTGACCTCCTGCTGCTCGTCATCTACAGTTTCAGTCTTCTTTCCAAAGACCTTCTTGCAGATAACAAGTCCTGCTGCCAGAATTGCCAGAGTGCCAATTACAAAACCATACTTCTTCATATTAGATCCTCCGTTTTTTTATTGTGTAAAAAGTTTCTACTACCTCATTAAAGGAGCCAAAAATATCACGAATTCTTGTCAAGAAGCTTCATCGCTACTTCCTTCCAGATGTCCCTCTCCGTCTCCAGATGAGCTATATAGGCGCTTCTCGCATCGATGTAGTTATCGGGAATGACCGGTTTTTCTTCTTTCTTTTCAGGTCTGTCGCGATACACGATCTTAACCTCGGGCTTACCCTTAATAACTTCAGGCTTCGGAATCTCAATGCCAAACACTTTCATAAGCGCTTCCTTTGCCTCGTTAAGCTTCTCAACATGCGTGAACATTCTGCGCCTTACGCAGTACTTAAGCGGCTTGAAAGTCACATGCGTCGGATCACCGAGATACGTCCGCCCTAAAATATCAACGCTAAAAGGGTTCTCGCCTACGATGGTTCTGGTCTCGTCCGAGTCAGGGTACAGCTTGATTCCCTGGCAGGCTCCGTTAAGGGAGTTCAGGGCAAATATCATTCCCTTGGCTCCGTTGGATTCCTCGGTCTGCCATACCTCTCCGGGAAGGATCTTGCCTGTCTGCGGCGTAGCGGTAAGCGCCGGGGTCATAACCGGAATTGTAATAGAATCGACTATCGGCGGTTCGGGCTTGTCCTCAATCCATTTGTACTGTGCTTCCGTCATTGGGGGTGCTATGTTCTGAATTTCCTTATGTTCCTTTGAGAGCTTTGTCATGAACTTCGATCTCACTGCAAGGCTGATTCCAAGCCTTTTTTCAATAGATGTGCCAGAGAGAGTCTCCCCTTGCTTTAAAAGATCAATAATGGTTTGTTCTCTCTCGATTGTTTTTGCAGTCTTTCCAAAATTTGCCATAATAATTCTCCTTTCAAAAATAAAAAGAGCCCAGACATTTGTCTGAGCCCTCAATCTCAACAATAAACATTTACCTTTTCAGTTTTGTCTCTGAAAGACAGCCTATAAAGCAACCTGTCCGTCCAGTCAAACTCCGCCATAATCATAACCTGCGACTCTGACTCGCTTACAGGAAGTCTGAATTCTTTGAATTCTTTATTCCTGCTAAGCAGCCAGTGCTTCGCTCTGATCAGATTCTCAGTATTTGCCGGCATAATCATAATTCCCTTATTTCTCCCCTTCATAGTTACACTCTCCTTTCAAGATCAAAGTTAATTGCTTCTCACTAAAGGAGCCAAAATATCAGCGAGCTACATTGTCCTCTCCTCCGATAATTTACTTCTAATGGCCTTCTCGATCTCATCTGCAGCGATGTTATAGCGATTTGCAAGCGCTCCGATCACGATAAGGACATCGCCCATTTCCTCGATAACGTGATCGTACTCTACCTCCGTTCTTACTGACTCATCGCCTTCAATATCCCTGGCCCAGAGTTTTCTCTCAAGCTTTGAAACCGCCTGAATAAACTCTCCTGCCTCTTCTGCAGCCATTAAAGGCATTCTTTCTCTCCAGTGAAGCCAAACTGGTTCTGTCATTTTCTTAATTTTGTCTAAAGTCATCTTGGTCTTTTCTTCCTCTGCTCTTTTCAGGCAAATTTGATATGTGTTAGCATACCGCCTAAGCTTTGTGAGCATTCTGCGCTCAATCTGAGATAAACGCCCTCCAGATATCGGGTCATCAAGCATCGCGCCGGCCTCTTTACAGGTGTGGGATTCTTTGTACCGAAGGTCTATAATTTTACATTCCCGGTCAGTCAATCGATACTTTGCAGCGTAATCTATTATTTCGAGCATCTGCTCTTTTGTAAAAGAAAACTTATCTCCAGGCGGAATCACCGTTTGATTAATAGCATCTAAAAGATTAAACGGATACGCCAGTTTTTTATTAATTGTCGCCATTACTCTTCCCCTTTCAAATCTTCCAGGCCGTCAACCCACTTATTGAGGTTTGCTATTGACAGGGCAAGATCGTTCGTGGTCGATCTGATGCAGGTGGCCGGAAAACTTTCTTCATCCTCTCGCCATCCTTCTGGAAGTGAGGGGAACTTATACTTATCGTCAAACAAAATGTACCCTTTCCTGTTCGCTTTTTCTCTCATCTCGTGTCCGGAGCAGCAATACCGCGTCCCGTAACCTTTTTTGTTAAGCTTTACAATCGGCTTTATCATAAGCTCGTCAATGGTGACAAGTTCTAAGTTAGCGTTGCACCGGGCGTTGGGGCAGTACATAAACGACCTTCCGTTTTCCCACGTCGGCGTGATCTGATTTGCAAAATAGACATTAAAACACTCAGGACAAAACAAATAAGACGATCTCCAACTCATACAATTCTCCTTTCAAATATCAATTACTTCCGTATCCCCATTTGCGTAAGTAACTGTAAGTTCTCCGCCGCAATATTTGAGAATCTTGGAAAGCTGCTCAACACTAAAACTACCCCTGATCATCTTTGACCAAAGAACCGCTTTGTTCTTAACACCGCACGCCTGCGCCAACTCTTCAGACATGTTTTTATTGCCAGATTTCATCATTGCCGTTGCAACGATTCTGGAAACCGGACGATTTTCATATCTTGATGGGGTTACCACGTGAGTACTTCGTCCGCCCTTTTCTTTTTCTACTGCCGCCATTTTCAATTCTCCTTTCGAATATCAACAGCTAAATTATTCTATTTCTTTTGACATCGTTCCGTAGTGCTTGTGAATATTATCCCGAATGAGTATACGTAAGTATTCAGAGACGGGTCTGTTTCCGGCAAGCTCCTTAACCTTCTGGTAATCATCTTCGTTAATGTAAGCGGACACATGCCTAACACGCCTGATTCTTTTAGGAACCGACTCGGGTCTTGGAGTCATACTTTTTCTCCTCCTTTCCATCCCAGACAAAACTCCGCGTAAGTGTTCACGAATTCTCTGCGATCCTCAACCATACTGAATGTCTTCTGCGGAAACTCTATGTTGTTTCTCTTCAGTATGGATTCAAGTACGACGATGTATTCGGCCATACCAGTAACTTGCTTCATGCCCTCCCAGTACTGCTCCATAAGAGCCGCAACATGTTTATCGTGAAGTTCCTTATCACCGTATGTCAGCCCGAGCTTCTTTGCCCCTTCTTTCAATTCTTTGTATGTCATTTAATTCTCCTTTCGAATATCAATGAAAAAATTAAAGAGCCCAGACATTTGTCTGAGCCCCGTGATTCACTTAAGCAGTCCCATATCATCCAGGATACTTCGATACGTTTCTCCTTCCTGATACCTCCTTTCTATGATCCTCTCCTGCCTCTTTGAAAGTTTCTTTCTGGCATAACTCCATCTGTCCGTCCGGCGGTCATAGAAACGACGGTTCCGCCATTCGTCCTCCTTCTTATATGCTATTATCTTCGTCACGTGTTTCGCGATTCCGGCAATAGATGTAAGAAGGATGATGGCCAGTTCCTTGTTTCTGACGCACCAGCCCGCAAACTTTGCAAGGCCGTCAGTAAACTTCTCCCAGAGATCCTGGAAAAACCACTTCACTTTTTGTACCATTCTTTTAATCATATCTATTCTCCTTTCGTGTGGATACTTAGTTCCTCATTAGAGGAGCATAAATATAAGCGAAGAAAAAAGAGGAGACACAAAGTCTCCCCGTTTTCTCTTAATCACTTTATGAATGCCGGCATATAATGCCATACACCAATATCGCAATCAAGATCAAACTAATTAAGTCCATAACAGTCTCCTCCTTTTTCAAGTGATACATCTACTTCATTAAAGGAGTAGAAATATCAGCGAAAAAAAATGAGAGAACGGTTTCAACATCGCCAATTCCTACATTGTTAAAATGCGCCTGTACCTAAGGATGTAGTTTCCTTTTCTCTCATTAGAAGAGCCAAAATTTCTGCGAACTTAAAACCTCGTCTCCCATGTGTGCTTTCGAAGCCTTGGCATCTTTAAAGCCCACATTACTTTTCTGACCTCAACTGTCGGATACAGGTCGCCGCTTGGAAGCTCTGCGTTTTCATTAAGGTACTCATCAAAGCCCTCGGCATTTGAAATATCAATGCTAAGCTTCTCTTCAACCCTGCCCCACCTTGTGTACTTAAGATCCGGATTGAAGTACTGCTGAATCACGGCAAGCCCTTTCCCGTTTGGAAGGAGGAACAGCGTGCAGTCATCATAAAGCGGGTGATCGCAGTAATAAGTTTTGCCTGTCATAAACCCTCCAAAAACTAAAGAGCCCAAGTCTTTCGACCTGAGCCCTTGTGCGGTTACCGCCAGTGTGTTACACTTCAGGCGGGTATCCAAGGATATACCTGACATGTCTCTCTGTGAGATTCGTCATACTCGCGATCTCGGGGATCGTGAGAAACTCCTCTCGATAGAGATGGATGACATAATCCTCCATACCCTCACCTCCTTTCTTGTGACTTACTGGGTTCCATTAAAGGAGGTTATTTATTTGCGAAAGAAAAAAGAAAGAGACCATAAAGGCCTCCTCCTTTGAAACTTCTTTCAATTTAATGCTTGAAGAATCGACCAGATAATCCATTCTTCACAACTGTCTGCTCTGACGTTGTCAGTAAGGCGTTCTCTTTCTCGAACTCTGTCGATCGATCGAACATCTTAATCTGCGCAACCGCAGAGAAGATCGTTGCAGCCGCTATCCCGCCCTTGCCGACAAGATCAAGAATCGCTTTCCTCGTGTCGCTCTTGACTTCGGACTCATTTCTCTCGCGCTCTGCCTTGATAGCTTCAGCCTTTGTGTTAGCCTCGCTAGCAATTTTCTCGCGCTCGACCTTGAGTTCCTCACTCTTCGCTTCACGATCAAAGTCGTTTTTGATATCGGCGTTAAGCTCGTGATAGAGCTTACTGATCGCCTCGTACTTTTGCACAGCATCTTCGTCCGACGGATCGATCATACCGATCGCATCAAGAAGCGCCTTATTAGCCGCCAGTTTCCTAGCCGTGAAATCTTCTGCTGTCATTTAGTTCTCCTTTCTTATTTGAAAGTTTACAGTTTCTCATTAGAGGGGTGAAAATATAAGCGAAAAAGAAAAGACCCGTGAATTACTCACGGATCCAATCAGTTGGACATTCCTTAAAGCTACGTGATATAGCATACAAATATTTCTTTGTGTAACTGCTTTTTCTTTTCCTCAACATGCTAGCATATGCAAACACTAAATTTCCAATCGGCACGCAATAGCAGACTATGTCATGTTTTCTGAATTCTTTACGTAAATCTTTGAATTCGTCGAATGACAATGCTCTGCACAACACGGCTAGATTTGGATTCTTTGCCATATCGCCAGCTAATGTTTCAGGCGTAACCCAAGTGTTTTCCCAGTTACCATTCCTAGATAATATTTTCATACTCATATTCGTCTCCTTTCTAGGTGTATTGTTCCTCACTAAAGGAATAAAAATATAAGCGAAAAAAAAGAAGAGCCAATCTTTCGATTGACCCTTCCAGCCGACAGTTACAAATCTTTCTTACTTTAAAAGCCAGTTACCGATCTTTTCTTCTTTGTCTGAGCACCAGATGAAAGCGTGACCAAGACCATGCTTTGCGCCTGTGCCAGCCTTAACTGCACCTCCGGCAACGGTCTTCCCGGCCGTGACTACACCGTCAGCTACCGCTGTGCCTGCATCGCAGACTGCAGTGATGCCAACCTTGTACCACGGCTGTTTAGCCGTCTCCGTAGGCTTGTCAGACTTGGCAAACGCTGTCATAGACATCGTCATAACCATCATCATCGCTACTACCACAATAACCATTTTCTTCATAACTTTATCCTCCATAAAAGTTTGTTTTCTTGTCATTATAAGGAGATAAAATTATGCGAAAAAAGAAGGAGAGTTAATCTCCCTCTTTTTCATTGAGTTTATCGCACACTACTAAACATACGACTATTGCAGCTACAAACCATGTTACCGGACTTGTCAGTATTTCAGCCCATGTTCCGAAATAATATCCCCAAGTGTTAGTAATCATAATTTACCTCCTTATAAAATCAAATGTATTATTTGTGTTTCTTCTCATTATAAGGAGGCAAATTTATGCGAAAAAGAAAGAGCCCGGATTTTAGTCCGAGCCCGTCCTTTTGACAGATAAGGTTATTCTTCTTCTTTTCTCTCTTTTTCAATTTCCTTACTGATAAAGTCGATAAGCGTCGTGCCAATTACCAGACGGATCATGAAGTAAATTAACAGTAACCCTCCAATCAACCCAAGGTTACTCACTATAAATGCTATAGTAAGCACCGGGTGGAATAAGAGCAGTAACATAAATATAACCCAGATCGCCTTAACAATGGTTGATAGCTTCATTATTTATCCTCCTTTTTGAATCCGATGTAAAATTAGTTACAATCTTATCTGTCACTATAGAGGCAAAAATATAAGCGAAAAAGAAGAGGCTTGGATTTTCTCCAATAACCTCTCTTCTGACTTTAATTACTCTTCAATCAGTTTCTGATAATCTTTCCAGAATGCTTTTGTGATCTTCCTGCCCCATTTGATTGTCCATTTGACGAGCTTCTTCATCACCCTGTCACTCATTAACACCTTCCAGGTGATAAACATAGTTACCAGGGATCCGAGTGTGATCCCGCCACTGATCATCAAAATAGTTACAATAATCTCATTCCATTCCATCATATATTACCTCCGTTTGTTTGAATGTAGTTTCTTGTCATTATAAGGAGGTAAATATATGCGAAAAAAGAAAGGGAGAATTAATCTCCCTCGTAGCAGTTCCTCCATTGAGGAATGCCGAATTGGTAACCTTGAAACTCCGCTTCGCCGGTAGCGTGACGACCGTCCTTATCAAACGGCATCTCCAGAAGAACGAGCTTATCGCCTTCCTCAAAGTCGTTATAATCGGACACCTCGTCTCCGTTCTCGTCAACGATGCCAATGTATTCCTCTTCAGTATCCTCGTTAAACAGAACTTCCTCATAATAGGTTTTCATAATAATCTCCTTTCTTTTAGGTATATTGTTCCTACTAAAGGAGTTAAAATTTATACGAAAAAGAAAGAGAAGCATTAACGCTCCCCTTTCAGTCCTGCTACTATAATTTTTCTTAATTCTTTTTTCTCTTCATCTGTTAATGATACACTTATACCTTCTTTAAAATCAGCCATGTCTATTTTACCAGCCTTCTTGCATTCAACCACTAAGGTCATAAGGTCTATTTTCCTCCTAATCTTAGCAAGTTGAGCATCTTCGGTAAGTAATCTTTTCTGACTCATAATAATCTCCTTTCTGTGAATCATTACCTCACTAAAGGAGTAAAATTATCTGCGAAGGCGGCTAAGACAGTAAAAGAAGCGCCTGTACTGATGATAATAATAGTCCCTTGAGCACACAAGGCCATCTGCCCTGAGGCACCCGTAAGAAAGCCCTTCGGTCACGCCTTTTAGAAGGTATTTGTAAATATCACTATCAGTCTCCAGGGCTGCCTGCTCGATCATCTCCATCTTCTTTAAATACTCGTTACGCTTCTCTACCATCCACTCAACAGGCTTAGCGACATCGCTCGACCTCCCGTCTCCCTTCTCGCCAAACCAGTTAAGCCTGCCAAGCTCTCTTTTCCATTCATTATACTGAAGGCAGAAGTGCTTAAGCTCGTAGTATCTGTGCTTGCTGATGTAGTATTCGTTACTTTTTGAAATCTTTGCTCTAATTACAGTTCCCATAACATCCTCCTTAAATGTAGGGAAACTGTAACTCAAATGACCGTAACCTGCGTTCTCCTTTCATTAAAATTACTCAAGTTACTCAAAATACTGCCCTGCGATAGTCTATAAACTACGCTTTGAAACACGTTTTGCTCGTGGGTTCGAATCCCATATGCTCCATTGAAAGTACGCCTTTAAAAGGGGTTGTTACTCAAGTTATTACTCATTTAAGCTCGGCAATTGAGTTAATTATCTCTCTCTTTTGCTGAGCTCTCTTTCTGTCCCTATGATAATGAAGCTCAGTTGTAGCTATGTCGGTATGCCCCATCTGCTTTTCTATAACTTTAGAATCCACATGATTATCAAGTAGTATTGTTCCGTAAGTCTTTCTAAGCTTATGAGGAGATCTTAGCGGAATATCAAGCTTTTTGCAGATCTGGTAGAGCCTTTTCCTTATCTGATTTGTATGCATCCTGTTTCCATGCATCCCGATGAAGATAAAGTCCGGAGCTTTTCTTAAAATATCAAGAAGCCACAGATAGGAATCTGGCACTATTACTCTCCTTATTCCTGCCGGTGTCTTTGGATACTCTGATACTTCAAAGTAGTTCTTGCCATTTAATCTAAACTGAGTCTCTGTTCTATGAACAAAGATTTCCCCGTTTAAAATATCAGAGCCTTTAAGGCACACGACCTCGCCAACCCGAAGACCTGTTGCGAACAATAAAAGAACCCCAAGGCACGACAAATCGTCCAAATGGTCCTTGCAGTACTTTGTAACCATCTCGATCTCATCATCGTAAAAGATCTCTTTTGCATCGTCGACTATCTTTGGCTTAAAGTCGGCCTCACTCATATCAAGGTCTTGAAATATCATTTCAACTGAGTATGGAAAGAGCCCCATCCTCTTTGCTTTTTTAAAGATGCCCTTAGTCAGCGTCTTTAGATTGGAGAAAGCCTTTCTTGACAGATGGTATTTTGCAACCTGATCTTCTAAAAAGGTTGAAATATCATTGGGAGTAACCCTGCTTATCCTCTCTTTTCCAAAGTCAGCAAAGAACTTCTCAAAGTCGTGGTCAAACCTTGTTGCAGTCGACTGCTTTATCTTGCCAATTTCAACCCTTCTTTTGTTCCATTGAGCATAAATATCATTGATTGTCGGATCTGATGCGTTGTCCTTGTAGTAAGATACTATAAGCTTTTCAAGTTCTGCCCTGTCCTTTCTTTGAATTCTCTTTCGATCCGGCAGGTAAGTGACCCACCTCCCATCTTTGTTTTGATAGATTTTGTACCTGTGCTTCTTTAAGTATTCCTGATTCTCCATTTCCTTAATTTTGCAGATTACGGTCTCATCAAGAATACCATTTTTGAGTAACTCATTCAACAAAGTGTCCATGCTAGCATAATAACTTGAGTAACGGTCACCCGTGTTCGAAAAAAAATAGAGCCGTGAAATATCCACGACCCTATTTTCTTAAAGCAGCTTACCTATTTATTTTGAGAGAAGGTATTTAGAGTATGATTTGTCACCGTGAAACCTATGGTATGCTGCTTTTCTATTACGTCAAGATCATAGTCAAGCGAAAGCCAGAACGCTGGTGCCGTAGGATCATCTTTGTTGATCATAAATCTCCCCGCTTTTTTGTATGATCTGAGTAACCTGCCTGTAATTACGCCCAGTACAAACATTAACAGTCCATAAAGGACTGGAAGAATAAATGCGCTCATAAGTCTCCTTTCAAAACATTTTCCAAAATTCCCTTCCGGGGATTTTTTCAGATCTCTTTTACGATTGCCGCAAAATTAGCCTCGTGTAGTTTCTCGCAGCGCTTAACCGCCGTTGACTTCTTGGCAAACGGTTTCCCGTCTTTCTTTCGTCTTGATACGACTCTATACCGAGACCCATGTGCCTCTACCACAGCATGAAAGCCTGCTTTTGTAACATTTAAAGCCAAAGTAGTAGCGTTCTTCTTCGACTTAAACACTCCAAGCTGAATCTCATACTCAGCCTTCTTAGCCGGAGTCTCTTCTTTAGGCGCAATCTCCTTATCAAACCTGTCAAGATTGTAGCGCTGAATAATGTTAGAAATCTTGGCAACGTAGTTCGGATCTGTTGCATAGCCGCCATTCTTAATCAGGGTAATGGCCTCTATGTAGTTCTTGCAGTTAAGAAGACCTTCGTATCTCTTCTTCTTGCCATCCATAGCGCCAAGAAGGTATGCTGAATGATCCTTGATGGAATCTTCAATGCAGGGATACTTCCTGAAATCTGCCTTGATGGTAATCATCTTTGATCCATCCCATTCCTGAGTATCGATCGCAACGCTGCTCTTGCCATCCCAGACGCTCTCCCAGGAATTGCCAGACAGCATCTTCTTCATGCCAAAGCAGTTATTGGCACTCTTGGCAAGGACAGTCTTTACATAGCCGGATTCAAGGATCATCTGAGCTGCGGTTACCGAGTAAAGGATTCCGCTCTTATCATTCTCATGAATCAGTTCAAGAATCTTCTCGGCAGCTTTTCCTTCAGAGATTCCCTCGAAGTCTTTTGCCTGAGTTCCGGCGGGTTTGGTCTTATTGGCATAAACCACTTCTCCTGCTTCGTTAAAGACAGAATATCCATACGGGCAGGCTTTCTTGGCATTCTCAACCTGAACGTATGCTCCAAGCTGAGAGTCTACATCCTTCCAGCTCTTCCTTACTCTAAACCAGGTAGTGGTCACGATATCGTCGTCATCTACCTTCCCATTCATGGCGTGTGCTACAGCCTGACGGAAGGTATCCATGCTAAGGCCAAATCTGTCCCATACATGAGTTGGATCTACGTGAGCCGATGACAGCCCTGCTCTTCTACCCTCATCGTGAGATGAGATCAGATAAAGGCCGGACGGAAGTTTTGCCTTCGGGTTCCACTTATGCCTCTTGCAGATCTCGGCGCAAAGCTGCACTGCAGTATCGTAGCCTCTGAAAATATCCCGTTTAAAGTTCTCAGCATTGGTTACAGTGTAGTTAGCCCCGCCTGTGTACTTAATGAAATCAGACTCGGCAATCTCGATCGTGATAAGATTCCGGTTGCCATATCCTGCATCTGCCCACGAATAATAATCCTCGGGAAGGAGCTGGTACACTCTCCCAGAGACATCCGCATCGCAAATATAAGTCGTGCAGGCATTAACCGATGGCTGATTCCAGTAGTCGCAAACAGCCTTAGCCGTGCCCTGACCACATCCAATCGTATGAATCTGGATGCCAATAGCAGTTCTCTTTGCGCCTTTTCTATAACACCTGTTCTTAGTCAGATGATTCTGTATTACATTTAGTGCCAAATATGGTCACCTCCTTATGGCTCTTCGTACCTTTGTGCATTCTGCCATCCCAGATCTGTCCAAGCCTTATACATCACGTGCTTGCCATCTTCTATTGTGTTGTTTTCGCCGTTAAACTGTATTCCGAACGCCCCAATTCCAACATTCACATGGCTATCGTAAATATCATCAGGGTTGTCTCTGACAGATCCTTCTATCCACATTGTCGGGAAGGCCTGATAACCAGTAGCCCCATCGGCCGGGGGCTGAAAATGGATAGAGAGGGAAACGTACTTTTCGTTTGGATCGCCATTGAAATATCCCTCAATTGAAAACGCCGGCGATACTGGAGATACGTCGTCATGCCTTACCGAGCCGATTTCCATGGTGTAATTTCCAGTACTATCTTCATATGTCGCGGCGTGAATAGTTCCGCTGATCTTGGCTTCGCCTGCCTCAAGATACGTTGCGTTAACAGTTGGATTTGAAACATTTGATGTAACTACCGCCTGTCTGTTTTTTAGCATGGCAAGGACTCTGTCACCCTCGGCCACGCTTACAGAAGACGCACATGGTGTAGAGCTATCGGCGCCGTCAAACACAACATCGACTGTTCCGTCTTCATTGACCTTATCTACGGTACCGTATAAGAAGCTTTCACTCTTCTTTTTAGTGGTATCGTTTGTCATCCTGACAAATTCTTTAACCAGAATTTCCGGTAATTTTGCCAAAATATCACCCCCACAATTTCTTTGTAAACACAGCTGTCTCCTGAACAGGGCAACCCGGCACGCACTCTATTACCTGTTTTGTGACTTTAGCTCTCATATTTCTTATATCAGCCCTTTGATAGTTTAAAAGAACGCAATCTCCTAATCTCACAGGGCAATACCCATGCTTATACGATAGCTCGAAATCAACAGATGACAGATCGAGCAGCTTCTTATGAGCATAGTCATTAAGCTGAGCTTGCGTTACCCCGTCTACGACATCTGGACTGTTGTCCCTGTAAGTAATCCATCTGCCCCTTGACTGATACGAAACAATGCTATTCTCATCTTCATTCTTATCCTCGGCTGTTAAAAAAGTGCCGCTGCTTGATGAAAAGACTACCTCTACCCTGTTCGGCACCCCGAAAATATCACGAGAGGCCGACAGATCTGGGTACAGAATAGAACTGTTGTCATCTGTGTAAGTCCATCTTGGCTGCATGGCGTTTAAATCCCTGTCGGGGACAAATATAACCCTGCTAAGTTCATCAAGCCCAAGGGTATACTTAGCATTCACAAGAAGGTCTGACACAAAGGTAAGCCTTGTATCCGAAGGGTCCGATAGAAAATCACCTGAAAGAGTCGCCGAATCACTGCACTCTCCAACAGGTGCTCTGAGCGATGCATCAAGTAAAATACTTCGTGCTCTCTCTACGACGTTGTCGCCCTTCCGTGCAGCATAGCCCATTGGCATCTGTTTTTCTGTAAGCTCGATTAGCGGTGTGTATGCATCGTGCCCGATCGAATTTACTTTCCCGTCAAACGTTGTACTCGGCGTCTGGGCAATAAAAGTCCCAAGGGGAATCTTGTCCTGTTCATCCCCTTGGGTTGCAATGAGATATGCCCTTACGTATTTGTCATTAAGGTCGTCGCTTGAATCAATGGACGCGCTGCCTAAAGTGTCAAGTGTTAAATCTCTTGTGATGGTGCACGATTTTATTCTTGTAAGTTTTTCAACATCAAACCATGTATACGGGTCAACAATGTAATACTCGAAGGTTTGGCGCATGGATTTAGTCCAGTCAATCATTTACGCGCCTCCTTCCACCCTTGTAATCGTAAGCGACACCGGAATGCTCGCCTTTGAGTGTGTTATGTTGTATGAAACTTTAACATTAGCCCAGTATCCTGTACCGTAAGGCTCCCTTACATACACATCGCCGGGATAAATAGCAAGGGCCCTTATCTTAGCAAGGGTATCGACATCACCTCTTGGAATCTCTGCGTTCCACCTTGATGTAGAACCTTCCTGTGTTCCGTAGTAGCTGACTGGGTGCCGTCTGCCTATATACTCAATTAAAGATACATCTGGCGAATTATCATCTGATACATCTATATTATAAGGAAGTTTCAGTACGGTTCCTGACCATTCGTCAATCACGTCGTCAAAGTCCTCAGGATCAACAAAGAAGGATCTAACTTCGCCTTCCCATTGAATGACTGCACACCCTGCATTAACAGGCATTGGCTCAGGGTCGCTATACGAAACAACACCGGTTTTAAGATCTGTAGCCACTATTCGATATCTCGCATAGTCAAGAGATGGATGAATATCACAAACCGTATCGTTGCTTCCTGCAGAAATGTTCGACTTAATCAAGGTCAAATGACTGTCGTAGTCAATACGATATATAGCAAGAGTAAATCCTTTTCTGTATTCAAACCCCCACTCGTCAGAGCAGTATGGCCTGACAAGAGCGGTTAGATTATTCTTGTTAATAGAAATATCAGCATCAGGACTCCAATTTGGAAGTTCCCACTTTGCCTTAAACGTATTTGTACTCTCGCCGGTAAGACCGTTTTGCATAGCTACAGATATAGTAACATCGTAAACGCTGCCCTCATTCAAATATAAATCGCCAGGATTAAGTTCGAGGCTCAGCTGATTTGACGACGAAGCGATGTAGTTTGAATAGATCTCCTGACCAATGTTTACATGAACTTCAACACCATCTGCACCGGAAATATCATACTCTTCCTTAGATGTGATTGATACTGTATAGGCAACAGGCGTTTGCGTAACCGGGGTAGATGAGATGTTTATTTTGATTGGGAACTGTTTTACAACAGCATATATCTCTTCTGGATCAACAACGCCAACACTGAAAGTAACTGCCGGAGGATAGTAAACTACTACCTCGCGATACTCAGACCAGTCGGACCATTCTTCTGCAATGCCCTGAACACCTCTCGTACATACTCGCCAGCTTATCTTATCGCTATCTTGCAGATCACTTGTTTGAAACGAATAGCTGGTTTCTGTTGTAATCGTATCGATTATTGTTTCTTCGCCGTTGTTGATTTTAATACCAACTTTAGCCCCGGTTTGCTTAGACCCGTCTTCTGAACTGTGGGCCCAGTTAAATACAACAGGCTCCCCAATTTTGCCTATAGTCGTATAAGACCATACCGTAGGAATATCGGGCTTCTTACCAACGGGGACGCTCTTGATTTCAGACCAGTCGCCTTCACCGCCGGTTCCTACGCCTTTTAGTCTGAAAAACCAGACGTATTTATCCTCTTCCACAGACAGCCCGGATGCAGGAAAGTGAGTGGCGGTTATACCACTCTGTTCCTGCACGGCACTGCTGCTTGTATCGAAAGTCGGGACACCATCGATAGTCTCGTTCGTATACTGCACGGTATACGAATCAGCGCCTTGTAAAGCATCCCACGTAACGTCAACTGTTCCGAATGTAATTGTGTTAAGGGCTTTTATTTCTGCCTGCAGAGGCTTTGTATAGACATTGGTAGAATAGCCGCTCCAAGCACTGTATTCGCCGTTCTTTCCCCAGGCAAGAGCTCTTGCTTTGTACCGAGCCCCTCCTATCTCGCCATACGGCCACGACAGGGAAGCAGTCCCGTAATTATTTACAACGTTTGCCCCGGCAACAAGAATTTCATCGTTCTTTACTATCTGGATATGAAGCCATCCGTTAGAATGCTCGTTTTGATAGTTTGAAACCGTTGCAACTATATTAAGGCCTGACGGTGTCATCTCCTTAATTGTAATTTCGGGAGCGCTTGGAGCAGAAGGCGTTGTATCGGTTCCTGCTTGTGGGACGTTGATTTGCGCGCTTACGTTAGCGCCAGCCCAGTTAGCTTTATTGGCAGGATTTGGCTTTACAAAAACTCTAACTGCGACAGCATTGGGGGGCGGTGAGTATGTTACGTTTGTTGCATTTGTTGTGCTGGAAGAGCCGCTAAACCAAACGCCATTACCATTTACCCAGTATTCCCATGTAACGGCATAGCCGTTCATTTTCTTTAAAGATATCCCATTCCAAGCCGCATACACTGTTCTCGCAGTACCGGCCTGAATGCCTATAGTAAGACCCGTTACTTGTTTCCTGGCTTTGCCCATACTCACGCCCTCCTTTCTACTCTAGCTGCCCTGATGATATCTCCAACCGCCGAGGCGATATTCGATCCATCGTCATAAGTTACTCCATTGATATTGTAAGTATCCCCAGGTCTGCCGGAAGATAGATTATCTCCAAGTTTGCCCAAGGCATTTAGAATATCAGCGTTGCTGTTTCTCTCCCTTATAGCCTCCGCGTTCTCTCCAATAGCGCTGAAGTTGCTAAGAAGCGTTGGGGAAGTGGGCATAAGCGATGCAATCTTGTTTGCCCCGTCTCGAACCTGAGTAAGGTCAAGAATTGGAGTTATTACAGGCTGCTGATCATTGGTCCCTGCTAAAATATCATTCGTAGCAGCAACAGCCCTCTTAACGCCGTCCATCGCCATGTTTGCGACATTTGACGCTTCGTTTGATACAGCGTCAGAATATCCGCTAATACCCTTTGCAAAACCAAGATCAAAGAATTTACCAACCTGTTCCATCTGCCTTGAAGGCGATTTAATCTCAAGTCTTTGCTTTGCCGCATTTAAAGCAGCCACAGCAACTTCAACCGCAGCTGCTATTGCGCTGGATTTGTGCTGTCTGATACCGGTTGCGAGGCCGGATGTAAAGTTTCCACCAGCAGACATAAACGATGATTTGTATTTATCGACGCTGCTAATAGCGCTATCAATCGCCGCTTTAAGGGACGATTTGATAGATCCTGCACCATTGATAATAGCAAGGCCAATCTTTGCGGTCATAGACGTACCAATAGCGCCAAAGCCGGACGTGTCAATGCTGCTTAAAGCGCTCGACAGAGCCGATGATACACCGGATGAAATAGAGCTGGAATCAATGTTACTTGTAATGTTACTTGTAATATCTTTTCCAGTATCAGCGCCGGTATCTGTATTTGAAAGATTTTGAGAAGCTTTCGACAGGTCTGCTGAGTTAATTTTACTCAAGGCGCCTGTAAACTTATCAACGCCGCTTGTGTTAATATCAACAAGCCCCTCTATCATGGAGCGAAGTGTATCGATATTGGTCTTAACCTTTGATACAATGTCGTCATCTGTAAGATCGCCCTCGCCAAACTTAACATTGGCAAGAAGTGACGCTCCCGATGCCAGCTGTTTTACCGCAAGGGCTACAGCTGAGAACGAGTCAACATCGGTAAAAGACGTTGAGAATTCGTTAAGGTTGGGAACAATATCAACAAGCTCCTGCGCAAAGTTTGTAAGAACGCCATCGTGGAACCAGCCACCAAAGTCAACATCGCCAAGAGCAACGCCGACCTCTGCCAGTTTCTTTATAGCATCCGTTGCGACCGTCATCTTCTCGGAGTCGAAGTCTTCGCCAAGAGAGTTGGCAAAGTCGTTAATTGCTCCGCCAAGACCAGTAATGCCGGTTGTAAATGAACTATAGTCAGGAGTCGTGTCAACACCAAAGAAGTTAAGCATAGAATCTATGATTCCGCCTTCTTTGATCGTATCCAGAGCCTCTTTAAGCTTTGTAATATCGTCTGTCGGAACTGTAAGCCCATCAAGAGGCGCCATATCGGTCTGCCAGTCGACAAGAGCAGTCGATAACGTGCCCATATCTTCTGCAAACTGAGTAACCTGGCTCTTTTCCTCTTCACCAAGAATAAGACTTCCAAGACTTGTGAGTAACCCCTGAAGAGAAATCTGACCAATAATATCAATAATATCATCAAGGGCTGTTGTATCAATTTCAATACCATCAAACTCGCTCATTGCCGTAGCATAGTCAGTAAACCCTGTAGCGAGAGTCGACATGTCTTCGGCAACAAGAGCAACAGCCGCTTTTCCAGTCCACGCTTCAGTAAGCTGAGACGTAAGACCGTCAACAAGACCCGAAAGAGATGCTGCCGTTACAGCACCTATTGCATCCATTAAAGGCTGAGTATCAATCTCAATTCCTTCAAAGGAAGCCATAGCAGTTGCATAATTTGTAAAGCCCTCAGCAAGCGCTGTCATATCATCAGCGACCATCTGCACTGCAGTCTTTCCAGTTGTCAGTTCAGTAACGATGGAAGTAAGACCGTCAATAAATCCGCCAATAGACGCCGCCACAACGGCTCCGATAGCATCCATTAACGGCTGAGTATTGATCTCAATACCATCCACGCTGTCCATCGCTGTCTGATATTCGACAAACGCAGAAGACAATGCGACCATGTCGTCCGCAAGCATCTGAGCTGAGGATTTACCCTCCTCGATTTCAGACACAATAGACAGAAGCGAGTCTGCAAAGCCAACAGCAGAAACTCCGGCTATAGCAACTAGTGCTTCTGCCAGAGGCCCAATATCAACCATTCCGATTTCATTAAGCCCGCTAAGATTACTCATGAAATCAGTAATATCCTGCCCGATTTGCGGAAGCGCGTCAAACAGTTCGGTGCCGATTCCTGCAAAGAATGCCCCAACAGCTTCTCCAAGCCCTCCAAGAACCATTTTGATAATATCAAGGCCCGTTTGGATCGTCGACATCTGATCGCCGCCAAGCGCACCGATAGCCCATGCAAGAAGTGTAAATGCGGCAATGAACGCTGCCATCACGACCAATCCAAGAAGTGCTGGGCCTGCTGCCGTTCCTGCTGCTACCGCGCCATACATCGCAACGCCAAGGCCTGCAAATATCAATCCAAGCTCCGCCGCTATCTGAGCAACGGTTTCTGGATTTGGCAGAGTTGCAAGCAGGAACAATACTGTTCCGATAGCCGCGATAAGAACGGTCATCATCAAAAGTGACGTCAGGGCTGGCTTAACCTTTCCTGTAACCCCTGCTAGTACAGTGAGCATTAAAAGAATTGCGCTAATTGCCGCGACTGGTGCTATTAATGCTGTTGGCTTAATTAGCGACAGTATTGCCAAAGATGCAGCAATTGCCAGTATTACAGCCGCAAGGCCAACCATTGTGCCGAGACCTTTTTCAATTCCTTTGGCAGATTTTACCACCACCGCCAAAGCCAGCATAATTACGCCAAGAGCAAGCACGCTCTTAAGAAGAGTACCTGGCTTAATCTTTGAAATAATCCATAAAGCAGCGCCTATTGCCAATATACAGGCAGCAAGCCCTGCAATGCCAATTGAAATAGAAAGACCATCTTCGCCGACGGCCTTCTTCATAGCCTTCATGATTGCCCAAAGAGCAAATACGATTGGCACAAGTTTTACTAGACCATTAAGAATTCGGCCAAAGGGCAGGAAGGACAAAAGCATAATAAGGCCAAGCAAAGCGTAAAGCGATATTATGACGCTCATCATGGATTTTGCAGCGGCAAGACCTTCTGTTCCTCCGCTCACTTTTTGCATGACTTTCATCATTTTAACCAGCGCAGCAAACAGAACCCCCGCTCCTATAAGCCCGGCAATTGCGGTTGGCAGATCGTTCAGAACCACCTTTCCAATAAGCACGATAGCGATGATTGCAAGAATCATAGACCCAGCCATGGATGACATCAATGCTGACGCTGCGATCATTTTCTTCGGATCGAGCTTGTCCATAGACTTTGCAAACGACGTAATCAGGAACATCATCGCACCGATAGTAGTGACGCCTTTAATTATGTCGCCCACCTTTATTCCGGCAAGAATCTTTAATGTTACTGCAAATAGCACAAACGCTCCGGCCATCTCAAGCAGCGCGGCTTTATTGAGGAAGTTGGCTTTAGATTTGTGCTCTGCCGCCATTGCAGAAATAAGCTGCTCTATCGGCTTAACCAAAGTTCCGATAAACTTAAGGCCTTTAAACGCAAGAAGTGCCGCAACAATTCCAAGAATCTGCTCCGGCTTTATGCCGGTTACAAATTTTGCAAGCTTTTTAAAAAAGCCAAACAGAACCGACCCAAGCGTCTTCGATCCGCTCTTTACGCCTTCCTTCTTCTTTGTAAAGAAATCAATTATCTTCTGGAACGCTTCGGGGAATGAGAAATTGGTAACAGCATTCTTAATGCCTTTAAAGAATGCAGCTATCCTGTTTTTGATTTCGCCAACATTTACCCCAAGCTCGGCTAGTTTTTCCTTTACCTTTTCTTTAATTGTGGCAAATGCGGTAACAATGGGCTCAAATATCTTACTGTCTTTAAAGTACTTGACTACAGTATCTTTAAAGGCTTTCCAAATTTCGCCTAAGTTTTCAAACTTAAGTCCGCCAAGACTCTTTACTTTTTCGATAAACTCTCCAAATTTAGCCTTAGCGCCTTCGACAAATGCGGGAATGCTCTTAAAGAACGATCCAATCGCAGTTCCAAGAGTAGTGAAGATATCTACTAAAAACTTACCGATCTTATGCTCTTCAAAAAAGTCATGGACTCCGTTCTTTATAGCTCTTAGTTTATCCTTAACTGCCTGAATTTTAAGAAGAAGCCCGGTCCAGATCTTTCCAAAAGTGTTTAAAGAGCCGTCAGCATTCTTTCCAAGATCTAAGAAAAAGTCACTGACGGTCGTCTTTATGGTCGAAAGACCGTTTTTAATCTTTTCACCAATCCCCGACAAAGAAATGTTTTCTTTAAGATTAGAAAACGCCTTCTTGATGCCGGAGAAAATATCAATCTTATTTCCTTCTTCATCAATCCCTTCGAAAGCAAGGGTCATGTCATCTTTGAATCTGGTAGCACTGTCAGAAAGCTTTCCAAAAGTGTTCTTACTTCCGTCTTCTTTCTTGCCAAGACCGGTAAAGAAATCTTTTATAGTTGTTCCAAGTGTTTTGAAAGAACCCTTAAAGTTCTTTACAAGAGTGCTTGCGGAAATATCTTTCCAAAGACCCTGAAATGCTAACTTAATACCCTTAAAGAATTCCTCAGGAGACTTGGTATTGGAAAACGCATTTACAACCCTGTCTTTAAACGTCCCAAAACTCTTCCCCACATTATCTAAAATGTTCGGGAAATTGTCGTAAATATAGCCAAATGCATCACCAAAGCTATTAAGTACTCGCTGTACTCCGGGAAGAGCTTTAAATGCATCAAACCAGCCTTTAATCTTCCCTGTCACCACGCCAACGCCAGTTTCAATAGCGCCAAACGTCTTCTCGACTATCTGATTTTGAACTGCCCAGTCATGGAGCATAGTAAGCATATTGCCAAGCTTAGTGATAAAGCCTCCAATAGGACCTGCCAGAGCGTTAAATATAGCCCCAAGTCCTTTAAAGACCGTTCCAAGAAGCCTCTTTCCAACGCTTAGTAGCAGGGAAAAGACAGAGAATATGCCACGGAATGCGTTGCCAATATTCTCTGCATTCTTCAGCGCAAATCTCCTAAGCGCTTTAGACGCATCGTTTATCGCTCTTGCGATGTTGTAGATCATATCTCCGGTAGCCGGCGGAAACACATCGTCCCACGCGCCTTTAATAGACCCCGCAATCTTCTTAAACGCAAATATGCTAGTAACAATCGAATCAAAGAGGAGTTCTCTGCCGCTCTTTTTGAGTGATTTTGAATCCACTTTGTCGATAATATTGTCGAACTCTCCTGAGGTTCCTTTCATGGATTCCTCAAGCCCAACATTAGCAGCCGCCTGCTCTCTGATTGCATCAGTTACGTTCCAGGTACCGCCGGAAAGCTTGTAAAGCTCGTTTACATACGCCTGAACTTTCTCGCCGTCAAATCCTTCTTCGTTAAGCTGAGCAATTCGCTGTGGCATGTCGTTGCCAAAATCGCCCTTGATCACGCGATCAGCAGCCTCGTTTATCTCATCGAGGCTCTTGCTCATACCATCGCCGTCAACACCCTCGCTGTTGAGCCTTTTTACAGCATCAGCGAGCATATCGGTGCTAAGCCAGCCCTCTTTTAAAGAGTTCATGAACCCAACGAAGTTATCCGATTCGAACGCAACGCCGTTAGCCTTTCCAACCTCCATAAGCTCCTTGTAAAGGAGTTTTGTCTGTCTTGTAGAAAGGTCAAGGTTCTTCCAATACTCGGCAGTTACGGCCTCTGTAGGCTTACCAAGACCTTCTTTAAGGATATTGTTTCTGGCCTTTGCCTGAGCATCAATAATGCCGCCAAAGGTATCAGAAAGCAGGGTAAAGAGCTTTTTTGACTCATCAAAGTCACCGATCAAAAGCTCCCATGTCTGAGCCCACCCGGAGCCTGCGGCTTCCTGCAGGGTGTCGATGAGCTGAGTAAATGTCTTAACTTCAGTCGCGGCCTTGGATGCTTTCTGCCCAAGTTCAGTAGTCTCATCCGAATATTTGCCAAGAGCTGTGGTAAGAACATCGGACGTCATCCACGTGGACTTCAAAGAGTCTCTAAATCCTTGCACGGCATCAAACGCATCTGACGTTTTGCCTTGCATATCTGTTGTGGTTGATATATACTTATCGCCATCTTTTGTTAAGGTTCCAAGCTCAACTGCTGTATCAATCAAAGTCTGTTTGAAATCAACAGTCGCCATGTTGGCATTCTCGATCGACATCCAGTCCGTCAGCCTGACAGAACCAGACGACAGCGCCTGAGCGAAGTTATACATCGCGTGAGACGCCTGCTGAGTGTTAGCACCGGAAAGAGCTGCCGCATTTGAAATACCCTGAATTGCAGCAACCGCAGTATCAAGGTCAACACCGGCGTTTGTGAACTTGCCGATATTCGACGTCATATCCGAGAAGGAATAAATCGTCTTGTCGGCGTAAGCGTTCAGCTCCTCAAGTTTCTGGTTGACCATGTCAAGGGTTACGGGAAGACCCTCTTTAGTTTTTGCACCCATAAGGATCGTCTGCACTGACCCCATTTTGAGCTCGTACTCTTTAAAACCATCCTCAATGGGCTTTGATGTGAACATTTTGGCGTACTGCATTGTAGTCTGCTCGATCTGGGATCCAATCCTTGAAAAGAACCCAAACGATACAGCGTCAAGCGCCGAGATGCCCTGCCTTGCGGTGTTTATTCCCGCCGCCATCGGGTTGAAGTCAACCTTCTTTAGAGATGAATTAAAATTATCAAGGCCGTCTTTGGACGTAGTGAAATTTAGAGCTTCTTTAAGCTTCTGGATAGTTGACAGAGATGTCGCTGCGTTTCTCTCAAAATTAGTATTCTCTAAACTCATCTCAACAACTTTAGAGTCAACGACAGCGCTGCTCGATCTGCTCATTTCACCACCTCCTCCCAGGCCTCTTTGGCAAGCTCATCAAAAATGGGCTGAAGAGCTGGATTTATGTAATCCCTTCCTTCAACCCATCCGCCAGTTCCGGTTCCGTGTCCGTACTGCAATATCAGAGCTATGTTTACATGATTGTTTATGTTTGAATTGTGGAACTCTATTACCGCCCTTCCCTTTTCCCTTACAATCTCATAAGACCAGCTTGCTGCTGTAAGACCGGAGTCAACAGGGGTTGCGTTCTTTAAAGCTTCCACTCCTAATTTTCCGTATTTATTTAGAATTCCAACATCGAAATTCTCTTTAAGATGCTCAAGCCATCCGGTAACTTTACCGAAATCGCCATTCTGTTTTATCTCAATCATCAGCTCATCCTCTCATGTTATGCTTGGCCTTTCTTGCGGCATTTAAAGCCTTGTTTTGAGCCATGATTTCTCGTTTTGACATCTTCTTCTTCGGTTTGTTTTCTTCGCCGCAAACTCGAATAAGCATGATGAGTCTGTTTATATGCCACTTCTCGAATTCGGCAGGAATGTTAAACTGCACCATCCAGCAGTAAATAAGCTCAGAAGTTACCTTTTGAGTCCTGCTTCTTTTCCCATCATCAGTAATTACGGTCGCCGTCATCGGGTCGTTGATGTAGGTGTTAATCTTATTTATGTCGTCCGCTGTTAAGAGATTTATATAAAAAGACTTCTCATCGATTTCCCGATTCAGGATCATGCATCTTATGTAATCAAGGGTTTGCTCATTTGTTTTCTCGCTGTCAAAAAATGGAATATGCCACTTGGCCTCCCATTTAGAGATGGAGATGAGCGAATGCTCAAGATAAAGAGTCGTAGCTTTGACCGTTCCAAAACGCTCTGTCTTCTCATCGAAATACTCCCTTTCGGGAATATCAATTCTAAGCACGCGCCCACCTCCTTTTGATTTAATCCACTACTTCTCCAGTTACCTTCTCGATCAGCTCAGGATTTGCCTCTGCTTTAGCAATCTCTCCTGCAATAGTGCTTGCAAACTTCGCCGGGAAGATGTTGATCATGAAGTCCTTAACAGTGTTGACATCGCCTTTGTACATGATGTCGTCCATCAGCTGCGCAAAAGCCGCAGAACAGGCGAAGTTCTCAGTAATCTCTTTGTTCTTTTTAAAGACCTTGCCGTCTTCGCTCTTTTCGCCGTAAGCAGCAATGATCAGCGCCTGCAGAGCCTCAAGCATCTGAAGGTTATCCTTGGTTGCGATCAGGTTTGCAAGGCTCTTCTCGCTGAAAGACGGGTTGTTGTCCAGGAAATTCCTAAGCTGGGGCTCAGTGAAGTTGAAATATAATTCTTCTTCTCTCTCGTGCCCGTCAAAGTCCTCGTACTTCTGCTTAATCTTAAACATATAATTCTCCTTTCTTTAAAAAAGAGACCCTAGTAATTTACCAGGGCCTCAGAGCAGCTTATTTTGATTTATGCGAAATGTGATGCGACTTCGTCCGGAAGAGGCAGACGGCCGGTGGTTCCTTCAGCTCCGCCGGTACCATCCGTTCCGTACAGAATATCAAGGAAAGTATCCAGCTTATCCTTATCAACCTTCGTGGAGTCGATAACGACCGTTGCGGTCGGCTTCATGCCTTTAGTAGTAACTTCTGCCGGAGTCGTGGAGATCTCCCAGCTCGGATTAGCTGCTTCCGGAGAGTCATTGACAGTCGCGTGAGCTCTCTCAGAAGGCGATGCCTGGCAGTTGTAAACGAGATGGATCTTGAAGCCTTTCTCAGTACCCTCGGTATCGCTGCCGATAAGCGTTCTGTAGCAAAGACCGAACAGGCGGCGAGACTGCTGCCCGATGTATACGCCGGGAGCAAGTTCCTTAGATCCGTCGCACTCTTCAAACACATCCGGATAAGAGTATGCCTCCAGAGTGCCTCCAAACTCCTCAGCACTCATCAGGTTCAGGTACTTGATGTTGTCAGCCCACAGAGCAGTCGGTTCTGCACCGGACGGGCTCTCGTTAAACGCGGTGATGCCGTTCCAGGCGACTGCGTCCTTAAACGTCTTCGACGTCTTGTCGTAAAGATACAGGACCATATGGTCTACACCAGTTTCATAAATTTTTTCGCCAGTCTTGTCCCATACAAGTTTAGCCATAATATTACCTCCTTAGTAATATAAGATATAGATTGTATGATTGAGATTGTCCGCCTGGTAAGAACGATTAAAGCGTATGCCGGGTATTGTCGATACACGCTTTGAAATCTCGCTATCAGGATCTCTGTCAATCACAGTAATTTGGTACGCGGTATGCTGCAAATACACAAGATTGTCAGCGGCCACGTTATCTATGTCGTATAAGTTGTACCTTATACACGGGTAATGCATCACAAGCGATGCCGGCGGTTGGTAGTACACATTTCTTGATCCGAGCACTTCACAAAGCAGCTCATGGAGTTTAAGCCTCCGGTCCATTGTACACACCTCCCGCAGATAGAATGAGTCTTGGGCTCTGAACGGTAACGGTTGCTACCTTCCATTTAGTGCCCATAAACTCAACGTACTTAATGTTGTGGAAATTCTCGTTTGCGTAGGCATCAGCGACAATACTAAACTCGTTCGAGATGTTAATATCATCGATAACCTTATCCTGGCCAGATTCATGGCGTCTGGAATTGCGAACAATATCGCCGTAGTAAGGTCTTGCAACCATGCTGTCTTCCCAGACGCCCGGCCTTATTTCAGATACCGTAGCAAACCCAACGTTCCCGTAAAATCTGGCCATAGTTCCACCTCATTTTGATTCCATTACCGCTACGCCGGAATAAGCTCCTCCGAAGGGAAGAGCTCGTCCGACGGATAATTGTGCGATAATGGTTTTACGCGTTTGGGCTTGCGGTGATCGCGCCAGTAGCCTTGGTGTAGGTCAGGGTGTAGGACTCGCAAACAGCGGTAACAGTACCGGCAGACTTGTTCTCAGAAGCCTTCGTAATAACCTCGAACTCACCGTCCACATCCACGATCTGGCCAACGAAATCCTCGCCAAGCAGGAGCTTGTTGATGGAATTGACGGTTGCGGTATCGTCGTCAACAGTAACCTTGATCTGAAAATCCCCAGTTTCTCTTCTAAGTCTCATAATTTTCCCTCCTTAAGGTTGTGTGGGTGATCACTGACCGATCATGCTCTTGGAATCGAAGTCAGAATCGCCGATGATCTTGCTGGTGCGGCCGGTGGTGGAATCAGCATACAGAGTGATCGCGGAGAACGGCTTCATCAGAGAACCGGAGCAGCGGGTCTCGATCAGATACTTCATCTGGTTGTAGTCGATGTCGAAATCATCGAACATGTTGATGGATCCGCCCTTGTCGGCGCCAACGCTGTAGTCTGCCAGATTGACAATGATAGCCAGGATCTCCTTGCCGTTGTAGGAAGCTCTTGCCATGACCTCGTCCGGGATCGTCACGATGCGGGAAACTCTGCACTTGGTAGCAAGCTCTCCTTCGGTCTTGTACAGCGGGTGCTTCTGAGTGTCCTCAAGCAGCAGCATCTCGCAAAGCATGGACTCGGAGGTGAACATGGTCGGAGAACCAGATCCCTTGTAACCCTTACGAGCGCGGATAGCAGCCTTGATGAAATTCTCTGCGTAATACTGAGCAGCATCTTCGATCGGGGTGCCAGACTGTACGTTCTGGCTCGGTGCTACGCCGTACTTGATGTTGAACAGATCACTCTCGTTTACGATCGGGCGGATGCAGGTGGGATCGATCTTGTCGTCGTCGGACGCCAGTCTTCCATCGCCAACCAAGTATGCTCCGGCAAGTTCCTCGTCCAGCATCATTCTCATCTCAGCCTTCAGCCATGCGATTACGTCGAAATCGGTGATGTCGATCGTGTCATCGCGATCCAGCTTCTGCTTCTTGTAAACAGTGGTCGGCTGGGTGGTTCTCTTAAGCAGGCTGAAGACCTCTTCCTTCTTCAGTCTTCCCTTCAGGTATCCACGAGCTCTTGCCTCGTCCTCGGTGATGTCGGCATAGGTGGACTTCAGGCGTGTAAACGGGGTGTGGTGAACACCGCTCATAACGACATTTACCCAGTTGTCCGGTCTCTTAATCCATTCCGGCGGGGTATTCTGCTCCTTGGCAGACGGGAACAGCCAGTCGATCTGCTCGATGCCATAGTCTTCTGCGTGCGCCAGGAAGGAATCCTTCAGGGATCCGTAGCGCTTAGCATCGGCAATAATCGTGCTCATCTCGTCATGGGTGAGGGTCTCGCCCTGTGCCATATCGTTTCCATCAAATACGTTGTGCTTCATAACGTCATCTCCTTCTTCATCAAGATCTGAATGCTCCGCAGCGTCGTCGTCCTCATCGTCGTCTTCGTCGCTCGTTGCATCTTTTACAGCTTCGTTTACAAGGAACTGGCAGACAGCCTTCTGATCGTCGGTCATCTCGTTGTAGACGTCCTCTACTGTCTTTTCCTTCTTCTCTTCTTTCTTTTCTTCCTTCTTGTCAGCCACGTCGTTATCTCCTTTCTTCTCATCGGAATGCTCAAGCTCGATGTCTTTGAAGAAGCACATGACCGCTTCGTCCTCTACCTCTTCAAAGCTCCCATCGCTATGAGCCATGGCAACATTGTCAATAAAAGCTCCAGGATTAGCCCCGCCATAAACAAGAGAAACCTCTCTGATTACGCCGTGAAGAACCTCTTTTGCAGGGGACTGCCTGAGGTGATTGGCATAAATTGAGAGGTACTTAATGTCGCCGTGCTGCACTGCTTCTTTCGCATCCTGCGCTTTAGCAGAATTATTGAAAGAGCCGTACATGTAGACGCCTTCGTCTCTGTTTTCCAGGAGGGCATGCCCAAGTACGTCTGTCGGGGAATCGTGCTGATGCCCCCATACAAGCGGAACGGTCTTACCATCCATGTCTGCAAACGCTCCGCGCCGGATGGTTCGACCATCGGAACACTTGTAGTCATTGGCAGTAGCCCAACCGCTAAAGTCAAACTTAGCCATTTTGATTTCTCCTTCTTGTTGCATTAAAAAAGACCCCTCTCGGGGCCTAGGTTTACTGTTCTACTTGCGCTTCTTGCTCCTCTGGTGGAACTTCTTCCTCCATTGGCGCCTCTTCAGGCATCATTTGCCCCTGATCGTAAAGCTGCGGATTAGATAGCTGATCTGCTCTCTCATCCATACTCGGAGCAAGGCCGATAATGCCTCTTGCCTCATTCTTGGTAATGATCTCGCCTCTGGTAAGCTTCTCTAAAAGATCACCAAGCTGAGTCTGAGGAGTCGATACGAACGGATCAGTGAAGTACATGATAGACTGGCCTTGAGTTCTGGCAGTCTTTGTTAAAAACTTACACTTCATAGCATCGATTATTGCAGAGATAACAGGCTCAACCGTCCTGTTCATATAGTTCTGCATAACCGTCTCGTCAGCGCTTCCGTTAAATACTTCTTCCGGCATGCCGAGCTGAGCGTGGAACATCTTGGTATAGTACTCAACCTGCGTAAAGAGATTGTTCTCGATTGCGCGATTAAGCTGAGTTACCTTCTCAGTTCCGTCAATGTAGGCAACGCCGTACTTGGAAGAAGCAAGCTGAGACTCAAAGTCTTTAACTCTGGTGTCCGCCTGTATTCTTCTTCGCTCTGACTGTATTGTATAAGGAAGCTGAACTATAAGATTTGCTTTTCCGGAAGCAGACTCATCGTCGATGATGTCAAGCTGATGTATCTTCCGACATAGCTGCTGATAGAACGAGTTTGGCTCATTCATTATCGAATAGAACGGATTCTCAGGAAGTGCTACGATGCTTTTTGGAAGCGTAACTTGCTCAGTCTTGCCGAGGCGGTCGTTGTAAAGTTCAATCTTTACATCTCTTGGATACCACCCGACGACCTTTCCAACCCTCAGTGACTGGATGTCAAAACCTCCGGTAATCCTTGGGTTCTCTGTAGTGTCAACGGGAACGATTGCAATCGATCCTTCGTCGAGAAGCGACATGGCGCAGTCTTGCAAAAACGCCCTTGCCGTCTGGTCTATGTTGGCCTGCACTGATAAGCATTCATTCAGATCTGACTTCATGGGTTCCATATATCTTCCATCTGGATCAAGTCTGCAATGTTCTACTCTGTGCTTTGCAACATCTACCGCTATTCTATTGAAGGTGTTCGAAATAATCGACCTCTCGTTGCCTCTTCTAATCCTCATTCTTCCAGGCCTAAGGTAACTTTCAGGACCCAGATTGTGATAAGCAGTCGGATCTCTGCCTATAAAGGCATTCCACCCATGCTGCAGTCTTTGGAATAAGCCCATTTTGATTTCTCCTCCTGGGTTATTTGCATAAAAAGACCCGGGCTTGTAAGAGGCCCGAGTGCTGTTCTTAGTTATTTAAATTGCCCTTGCAATTACGGAGTGCCGATAAACCCAGTATTTACAAGGCTTTACGGATGCGCTGTCCTACACGATTTAAATGAGTTGTGCGCAATGTTATACTTTCACCAAGGAGGTGATGCTATGGCAAAACGCACAGGATCGGGAGGCAGACCACCGTATGGCACTCCTCAAGGCAGACACTCAAAGCAACTGAATCTGACTATCCCATTAGAATTAAATGCTCGTCTCGAAAAATTTTGTGAGGATGACGAGAGAGCAAAGTCATGGGCAGTGCAGAAAGCCTTGGATGTCTGGCTCAGTGAACGAGGCTACTGATTCATAGGGCGCATCGCAGTGTAATGATGCGCCCAAAATGACCTGTCCATCCAAAGATCGCCATACAAGGTATCCACTCCTTGCGGTTTCTCCGTCCCAATTACGGTAACGGCTTCACCTTGCATAACTGTGAAAAGTTCACAGGTCTGTAGTATTTCATTTCTAAGTAATTTCGCTGTGCCTTAGTATCCCCACTTTTCAACGCAGTGCGTATCAAGTCGGTCTGTCACCCACAGCACAACAATATTATAGCGCATCAATACATAATATAGCGCATCAATACACCATTAGTTTGCCCTTTCATTTAGTTACCGAAAAGCAACCTTTACGTTAATTTGCTTCGTAGTATTTTCTGATTATTTCTGTTATGTTGTCCTTATTCGTTGTAAAATATGTTATCCCGTTTTCAAACATATTTACAACATCACCGATTGCAGTATGCTCATTGATAGAATATACAGCAGTAGAGAATCCTTTTGAAGTTGCATATTCCACTGCCGCTTCAGATACGTTAGTTTTTGTCATTCCATAAATTGCAGTATTAACTTCTTGACCGTTCAAATATCCATACGCAGTATCTATATCAGATGTACTGGATGAGCCATTATTCACAATAATATACAAATTCTTTATGCCATTTGCGAGAGCATAAGAAACCACAGTGCTTGCGGATTGATAAGCCGTAATAATTGTATCGTTCAGCATACCACAGCTTTTTATAATGGCGCAAATATCACTAATTTGTGTTTGTGTCGGTGTAAATTTAATTTCTACACAAGGTGTCGCACCAAACGCCTTCGCAAGTAACAAAAATTCCTTCAATGTAGGAATTGTGTCAGTTTCAAATCCTTTACATATACCATCCGCTTGTTTCCCAGTGATTACCCCAAATTTATACTGTTGTAACTGAGAAACGGTACTATTTGATATAAGCACTGATCCTTGTGCAATAGTTTGTCCGTCTGATGTAACCGCATGATTATATATATCATCATCATGGCAAAGCACATATCCATCTGAACAAGGTCGGACATCACATTCCCAACACATAATTCCGTGATTATAAGCATATCTATATAGCCCAAGCACGTTCGCAGGCAGAGCATCCGTTGCCCCATGCATAACAGATACACACCCAGAAAACTGTGACAGGCGTGAGCCAACAGCAAAACTGTTTGCAGGATATTTATCAAACATCAAACTGCTGTCTGTTAATACATTGTATCTCTGGATATAACTGTTGGCACGGGTGTTATATGGGATATTTGCTGCCTCGCTCCAACCAAGAGCCATTCGATAATAAATCGAGATGTCTGCCAACAGCATGAGCGGTTCCGGGCGGAGCTTGTCAGAGCGCAAGAGGCTGGCATTCAGATTGTGATCCTGTGTGAACACGTC